CCTTACGTTTTAGGGGCATGAGATACGGCAGAAAGACATTTTGTATGGCCCAGGTTATGAAATAAGTAATATTCAATGACAGATAGCAATTAGATCATCCTTTTCTCCAATCACTTGCAAAATATCCCTTTTCAGCCATAATCTTACGAATCGGACCATTTTGGGAAAATATAAGCATGCTTTTACCTTCCAAATTTGTTACTGTTTTTGTAATCCTGTTTGTATCGCTTACTGTAAATCGGACCCCTATAGTATAACCATCGTCACGATAAACATTAATAGTAGTACCTGCATCAGATTCTAAGGATACTGTAACGACATCACCGTCAGAGAAACCTACAGCATATACCCATGTATCTTCTGCAATCTCTTCAGTGTCTCCGCCAATATGGTTAACACCGCCCAATCCATATTTCAAGTGTTCTATTTGCGGATAATGACTACTGATTAAATTCATTAGTTCTGTTTTTTTCATTCTCCCTTGACTTCCATCCGCCAATTCTACATAGAGGCATTCACAATCCATTGCTGGTGCGAATGCGTTCATTACTATATCTGCCATATCTCTTACGTTTTAGGGGCAAAGAACACGGCAGAGAAGCAAGAGGCTATAATGAGCCGAGAATTAAGTAAATGTTATAGACTTCCAAGGCGACCATTTTCCGTTAAAATTGCTGCATCTAAATTTCAGAGCAAATCCAGATAAATCAGATTTTAATTGCAACCTACACTGACTATAGTTAACGCAAAGAAACATTCCTGAAATACCAGAACCATCTCCATTTGAATTATATCCAAATCCGGAACTTATTTCGTCCATAGAACCTTCTAAAATGCCATAATTCTTAAATGAAAGCAAGTTGAAAAAATCATTTTTCTTTATTTTCCCTTGACTACTATCACTTGCCTCTCCATATAGATACGCCACATCCGTTAGAACCTTAAAAGCATTCATTGCTATATCATCACCTGCCATACTTAATACATTTTAGGGGCGTTTTTTTCACTACGAAAAAACGCCGAATTTAACAATTAATTATTATCTCTATTTTGTAAATTAAAAATCATATTTTCCCGTAGTATCTGAAGAACTCAAAAGGAGTCCTCACATCGAGATATCCGTCTATCATTTCGTTGGATTTCGCTTCCATCTCGAATGTAGAGTTTTCATACGATACCTTATTCCCATTCTTGCCCCACACTCCACGAAACAGATGATACATCCGTGAGAACAGATATTCCATTCCGTATTGCAGATAGAACCATAACGGACACAACAGATATGCCCATACGCTGAATCCTGTCATTATCATAATAACCGTCAACAGAACCGCTGAAGCAGCCGTGCACTCTTCCCATTGCCGTACATGAATCGCCTCATGGTTAAGAACCTGCCGTTCCATTTCCTCCCTGCTTTTCCTGGTAAAGACGAAACAGCCTAATGTAATGGTGCTGTAGCCCTGCCACAACAGCCGTTTTGCTAATTTGCTTTCATAAAAAACTCTCATATCCTTTTTAAATTATAAATATTCATGTTTGGAAATGCTCCAATATGTAATGGCACTGTCACTCTCACGGAATCCGTTCAGCTCATAAATGCCATACGCGCCCTCTATCTCATAAGTTCTCACGGCCCCCAATATAGACGCATTCGGAGCAATGAATACATTATTGGAAACTGTCGTCAGAGATAATGTAACCGGTACCCTTGTCATAACCGGCACCAACAATTTCAGTACCCGGCAAGTACCCGGGTCAAGTTCCGGCAACGGACCTACACCGGTTGTACCAATGAACACTGCCCCGTTCGGCGAGGAGGAGGAGGCATTCGTACAGACTTTCAGATTCATTGTCTTGGCGGTAATGTCGCCCTGCATGTTGACGGCTCCGGTTGCCCCGTCAATGGAACAGGTCGTTTCTCCCGCCGAATTCTTGGCAAGCACATTGCTTACAACCAGCATGTCTGTATGTATCTGCCGGGAAAGAAGTAAGTCCGTTGCCACAAACTGGTACTGCTGTGCAGGCTCCCAGTTGGCATCACCGTCGATGGATGAAGGCGCAACCGTCACCGATGTCCCGTAAGCCCGTACACGGAACGGAATGGTACGGTTATTGAACTTGGCCAATACGATATCATGGAAGTTCTCATTCCACACGTATGTATTTCCATTGGCGAACAACCCTCTTGGACGGGGTTCGGAACCGGTTCTGCCCGTTTCTCCGTCATAGCTGACACCCACGGACATCTCCGCAATGAAGCTGTCATTCCAGGCAGCGCCATCCGCCTGGCTCCGGTAACAGCGGACAGAGAAAGTGGAATACCCGGCAGAAGCATTGACCGTAATTTCGGAAGCTCGTGACGGTTCGGCAATGGAACTCCATATCCCGTTGCTGTAACCTCTCGCCGCCAAATATCCGTCCGGATAAGACAGTGTGGCGCTGCCGAGCGTCCGTTTCGCATATACCTTGAATGCTGAAGGGACAAGCGAACCGGCGTTGCTCACCCGGATATTGCTGCATGTACTTGTCAGATAGACCATACCACCGTCAGAGGTCAACCGTTCCCATTCGGTGTCATTCACCTCCCCGGTCAGTATATAGCCGTATGTCTTTCCTCCGTCCTGTGTCTGGGTAATACGTCTGCCCTGGCTGTCCGTTACCGTCCACATTGGAGGATTGGAAGTGGCAACCTTGGAAAGCCAGGAGCTGCCGCCCATCGTACAGACGGTCAGCTTCGCGTATGGAGTGTTGGCAGTGTGCCACTCACCGCCGGCCTTGACGGACTCACCGTCATCACCCTTGCCACCGTCATTACCATCCACGACCATCGGAACAGTTTCCCGGTCCACAACCTGGCCATTGACATAATAGATGAACTGCAGCTGTGTCGTGAAGTTCCTGGGAGAGATTTCCGTCCCGTTCTGTATCTCGACCTCCGGACCGCCGTCCTTGCTATACTTCAGTACACCGTCAGTCGTAACAGCAGTGCTGCCGCCTACAGACCTGGTACGCGTACATGAAACGCCTGTCACACTATAGGTACCGTCCTTCCGTCTGCTTACCGATGAGACGGAAGGCACCAACCTGTACAGCACCGCATCAGTGCCGGGATTACCGGCACGTACTCCGGCAATGGTGAACACCAGTTCACGGCTGATATCTGTATTTTGAACGGTGGCTGTAACGGTGATTCTGACTTGCGAGCGTGCGGGCATGGCAACTCCCGCCGCAATCGTGAAGGCTATCACACCGGTATTGACATTATAACTCTCCGTAACACCGGCAGGGGTCACGCATGAGATTGATTTCAGTTGAAGCTTCTGCATGCCATGCCACATGCCGACGGTAGTATTGAGCACGGACTGCGCAGCAGTCTTGCCGTCGTAAGTCAACGCCACACTCTCCATCTCGTTATCGAAGTCGGCCACAATGGCCGATTCCCCGTCAAATCCGAACTTGGCCCAGAGGGCGGCAGGAGTGAACGCGCTCCAGGTACCGTCCTTCTTGGTGCGTGAACATGCCCATTCGTATGGCAGGCTCTCGCTGACACCGATTGCGTCATCATGCCAGCCATCCGGCACATAGTCATCCACCTGCGAGGTGGCTGGAGTGGAAGGTGTTATATTCTCTGTCGTATGTTTGAATATCCACTCATAATCCTTGCCGTCACGCCCGTCCTTGCCGTTCTCAACCAGCAGCTCATATTCCGCAGTATTGAGCTCGCCGGTAATGATATATCCGTATGTCTTTCCCCCGTCCTGTGTCTGCAGGATGCGGTTGCCGTCTTTCGTTGTCACCGTCCACATGGGAGGGTTGTCCGTGCCGGATGGGACCTTACAGAGAAATACACGGTTCGCCATCTTGGTTAGCCCCATGTATGGCACATGAAGTCCCGTATGCCAGTCACCGCAATTGGTGATGCCTGTACCGGCATCTCCCTTGTCTCCTTTAGATACACACTTCAACCAGTCGGCATTGCCGTCTACCGGTTCTGTGGCCGAGCCTTTCTCATTGACGCATATCCATGAACTGCCGTTATGTGTCACCTCATCATAATAGGCATACGTCTCACCGGATTTCCACATTCCTTTGAACAATGGCACCCGGAAGGCCTCGCCGGTGATGTCATCGACCTGGAAGATCTTGCCTGACATGATGATATTCCGAAGGACGGCCGAATAGTTGTCAGCCGGAATACCATGTACGGTACGGCCTTTCTTCTTACCGATCCACGACATCTCTTGTGCCGGTTCGACATCCCATGTATTGGCGTGGTCAAAGAAAGTAATGCTGTTGTTGCCGCCCACCGTATCAATCAGAATATACGTCTGCCGTTCGGAATCAGTGAAGTTACCCGTCTGTGCAAGTACCATGGATTCTCCCGGTTTCCAATCAGTACCCGGCTTGGGTGTCATGACGAATGTCTTGGCAGTGTAATCGGCAGACGTAACCCGGAACTTCATTTCCTCAAAGCCCTGCAGCCTGCCTTCAGGCGACTTAGTGACGAAGTAGGTGGTCAGAATGTCATCGACAAACTGGCTCAATCCGTCAGCATCAGTCAAATCCGGTACGATTGTATAACTACCATCACCGTTCTCCGTCCATTCCTTGACCGTACACCCGCCACCGGGAGAGGCGCACATACGACCCTTGAAGTAGGTTGTACGGTTATAGGCAATTTCCGGAACAAACAGACGCTTGCGGAAAATGCCTTCCTCCATCTCCAGATTGCCGTTCTTGTCAATGCACCCTCCGGATATGCCGGTGAGAAACTCGCCAAACTTGACCCAGTCGCCGAAGGTGACGGGAAAGGGGGTACCGTCTGCCTGGTCCTTACGGAGAAATACCTTCTCCAATTCTTCTAAAGAGTATTGTGACAATAAGCCTAGGATTCCCACCAGGGTACGCCCTACACGTTCAGCCGTGTTCTCATTCTCCTGCGTGGCGTAGCGCACCTGCCTGGCCAGTTCTTTTAGTATGTCTATTGTATCCGCCATATTACATGAAAACTTTGCGGCAATTCATGGCCTTATAAGGTTCGGACAGACTGACAGCCGCAACCACGCCGTAGAGCTGGTTGTCATTGTTCACCACATAGTCCGCTTCCACCTCTTCAAGCGTGAAGGCAAGCCATTGCCTTTTCACCCTTTTGTCTTCGATTACCTGGTTTAGCATCTCGTCAAGAATTTGCTCGCACTTGTCAAGTGCGGCCTCTATCTGTTCGTAGTCTGAAGTATCGGACACATGTTCCAATACGAAGAGCAGATAATCCCGATCCTTCCTATACGCCCCCGGAACACCTCCATATCCGAACCCTGAGCCACGGTCCAGAATCACCGCCGGATAGTGGAGTACGCTATCCAGTGCAGTATGCTTCTCCCTTTCGGATGAGAGGTAGTGCACCTCGCCGTTTTCCTTGTGCCGGATGTCAACGTGCCTTTCGGCCAAATTCTCCATGTACTCTGAAAATGTCATTTTTCTGTTTTTTGAGCGTCACGTATTCTTTTATTAAGCAGGCGGAACGCAGTTGCCACCGGCATCGCCTGGTATTTCTCCATCACCGCCACATCATCGCCGACAAAGGCGTCGAAGATGTCGAGCCAGTTGACCGACGGTGCGGCAGGACTTTTCCGCTTTATCTCCGGTTCCGGATCTTCATCCAACGGGAACAGGAAAGGGAAAGCCTTTGAAAGCCACCTCTTGACAAAGACGTAGTTCAGGAATATGGCATATTTGACATGCCTGTCCATCTTCGCCACTTCCGCCAGCCGTTTTTGCAATATCAGCGGTTTCTGTCTGCTAAATAAGCCGTTTTTTCCACCCGTCGGTAGGACAATATATTCGTTGTCCTTCAGATACAGCATTGACACGAAAGTATCCAGTGAGGCATCCTTGCCGTCACGGGCATAGCGGTTGAAAGCCGTGTCCACGTGCATGAAGTGCTCGAAACACATTCCCTTCAGGCGGTCACCCGGCGCTTTCAGCCCGGAGACGGCAGGAAGGATAAAGCGGTCCATCCGGACACGGCAGTCGCTGATGAACTCCACCTGTTCGCTCAGTTTATAACTGTAATAGGTGTCAGAACAGATTCCGGACGGTAGGGAATAGAACTCCTTCAGGAAGGACGGCTCGTCTATTTCCTGAAGATAAAGCCGCGACACGAGCAGGAACTGTCCCGGTGTCAGCTCCTCCCATTTCTGAGGTACCCGACGGATTATCTCATGGCGGATTCCGAATCTACGGTATGCAATGCGAAGCTCCCTCATGTCCAGAATGTACGTTTATGGTCATTATCCCGGTCAAATATCCTGCGGGGGTCACCGGCATATAGCTCTACAAAATAACTGCGTGCCGCCCTCAGCAAAGCCGTCATGTACATATCCGCATCCGCCTTCAGATTCTGGATCTGTACGGCGATGCGCTCCGCATCGACGGGTTTCCTTTCTTCATTGCCTTTTTCCCCCGGCTGTATCGTAGTGAAGTACAGTCCCCGGTCCGTTATGCTACCCGTTTCCATTAACAGCCGTCTGACCGCCATCGCAACAATGTAGCGGGAACAGGCCAGGCGAAGGCGTTCCACATCCTTCCGTCGCCCTTCATCTTCAGAAGGATTGCCCAGTCCGTCAATCAGATGTTCGTATAGTTTGTCACCGATAGCTGGCTGAAGCAGCATTTCCTCGACAAACTTCAGATGCGGCTGCAAACGCAGGAAGATAATCCGGCTACCGTTGATAAAACAGACATCATTGACATCCGCAGTACTGCGGACAATGGCGGATTTACGGTTCAGATAAGCCTGTGAGGACGCGAACTCCGGATATTCGGCTATATGGGCATACAAAAACTCAAGCAGCTCGTCGAGCGCATTGAACCCCTTGTTGCGTAACGATGCCCGCAGGTTATCTTCCTGATACTTGTACACCTGCTGGAATGATTCGCCGTTGTCGGATTTCTGACGTTGGAAGCCCGCATCGGTGATACGCATGCTGATCTCATCGAAATCGTTCCAGAACGCCAGGTTCGCGTTCGCGCGTTTGCAGATCTCCAGCAGGCGGCTGTCCAGTTTCTCCCGTTCGGTTGCCCCTTCGGTATTCTGTTCCAGTACATCCGGATTCGGACCGAATCTGTATATCTCGACCACTTCACCCGCCATCGCATCGCCCAATAGCGGTACAAGGTATTGCCGGAAAGCATTCCGGAGCGGTGCTTCCATCATGTCAAAGGAGATGGCGGTGCTCACCTTCATCACCGCTTTCAGCTCCTTGCCGTTGTTCCATTTTTCTGCACTGAATATCATTAGCTCAACGTTTTTTTGGTACCGCTACCGGTATCAAGGGTTACTAATATGGTATTACGGAAGCGCAGCTCGCATTCCGGCATGCCGTTCATTTTGATATAGAGTTCTATGGGATCGAGGATATTCTGCCGGTCAATCCACGCGTTGGCAATGTTCACAAGGAACGCCTCACGGATATTGGAACCGCCCTGGTTGCCGGCATAGGTGCCACCGGGCATACCTGCACCGAGCACATTCGGGTTCACCATCAATGCAAACAGAATTTCCGAGTTGGCGGCTGCCGACACCGGAAGATTGTCACTGCCTTGGTATTTGTTCTCCAGCGGCTTGATTTTCCACTCCTCCTCAATCCTGCCGTTCATCTCGTTCACGGCGTAATGCGAGAAGATGGGCTTCTCCGCATTGTCCGGGCCGCAAAGGTTCTGCTCCACAGAGTCCATGTACTTCTGTATGGCCGCCTCACGCTCCTTGGCGGAATAGTCCTTGGACGGGTATTTTTTCTCCCAATAGGAATACGGTATCTGAACATGCCATTTCCAGGTAATCTGGTTCTTGTAGGCTTTCTTTAGGAAATGGGGGATGAGATGGGCTATTTCCACCCATCCACAGACGTAGGCAGGCCACCAGACGGGCATGCCATAGAGATCATCGTTACTCCAGCTGTCACGTACCGGCATGATGAAACCCTCCTTCATCTTTCCGGCAAACTTCAGTACCTCGGCGTGCATCTGCGGGTCATACTCCGACAAAACCTCCAGTCTGGTATATTGCCCCTTGTCCGGACGCTGCGGCCAGTATCCGGAAACGATGCACTTGCATGCTCCGTACCCATCTACTTCGGAGTAACGGCGGTAAAGCGCATTGACCGGATTGACCCCTGCAAAAGAGTTGCCGGCAGCCGAGGGCACGAACTGGACGGCACCGTTGCCGAACTTCAGGTAATCCCGCAGCACCTTCTCCATGTAGCGCCTCACATTCCGGGAAGCGATAAAAGCCTGTACCCGGCTATCTCTAACGGGCTTCAGTATCTCGTTGCCGCCATCGTCGTAACCGTTCACCGTACAGGGATATATACCCTGGCCGAGAGTCAGGTTTCGGAGGAATTTCAGTCCGGTGTTGAGCACGCTGGTATTTCCAATCTCCTCGGCGGCTTTCTGCGGGAAATCATTCCCGTCTCCCCACGGGCGTACCTTCACCCCGTCGATGTCTATATAGCTGACGTTCGACAGATTGTATGGCACCAGGATCCGGGTACGGTCCTTCATCTCGTTCTGCGGTGTTCCCGTAGTTTCGCCGAATATGTACGTGGACTGCATCAGCAGGGGGATGCCGCTTGAATTAAACAGTATGTTCATCAGAATACGATTTTCATTTTGTTATACTCCAGTATCAGGTCGATATCCACAGGGTAGGGGTGTCCTTCGGGATTGCCTTTGCAGTCGCAGGGCTGCACGCCCCGGAGCTGGTATTCCTTCATGTTCATGCGTCCGGCACCACAGGCGTATGCCTGCGGGATAAAATAGACCTTGCCCTCCTTGCTGACGAACTTGATCGAGAAGATCCGCCGGCGTCCGTGTTCGTCCCTGCGTATATCCATATCGGCCAAAGCCAAGTTTCTGCGTATTGTTTCCATTGTATATTACTTATTTATTCAAATGTCCTGTCAAACGTATAGTCGAAGATGCCTCCCCCGAACGAGTACCTGTCAAATACCTGATGCTTCCGGCTTGCCGGGCAGAAGGTGAGGTTCACGTTCACCCGTTGGTTGCCCATTTTCGTATGCGTAAAGTCTATATCCGTGATGATGACCTCCATCGACAGTGAGGAGGTACCATACCACCGTTGCCGGGGGGAGGTCAGCATGTCTATGAGCGCCTTGTACTTGTTTTCATCCAGGTAGCCGGTATTGACGGTACGCAAATCGTTGAAAAAGGGGGCGAATCTCCTTTTCTGCTTCGCCATATCCGCGATATCACCCTCCAGTTCCGGACTATACTGCACCAATCCTGAGAACGATATGGATTCCGGCAACCCGAATACATTGTAGTAGAGGAACTGGTGCATCTCCCGGTGGCTTTTCCGGTCAATGACATACCTTACAAGGTCCGTCAATGTGCCGTCGGTGATACGTGCGTCATACGACAGGATATTGTCGGTCTTGAGCCCCGCGAGTTTACCCACCTTGACCGGACTCATGTCGTATGCCATCATCCGGTTGGCATCGGAGAGTTGCAGTTCGACGGTTTTCTTGACGCTGCTGCCGGACTCCAGATAAATGATATCCAGATACGCTTTTGTCTTGTCAGACACGAAGAAGGAAAGGTAATCGATGGTATTCAGTCTGATAGACTTGATCTTATAGCGGGAATAGAACATGAAGCCGGTCAGCGGCTCAAAGGATACCCGGTATCTTGAGTGGAATACATACAACGTGTAGTCGGCGGCTGTCTCGCTGTCTGAAAGGGACAGTTGCACCGTCATGGGCGGCAGGGTTATCCGGTCATCACCGCTACCCAGTTCCGGACGTACAAAATACTCGTTGACGATATCATCGGGATCGCAGATGACGACTGAGTTCTCATTGTCCGGATAGTACACTTCGGAAAGCGCTTCCCGTCCGTCAACGGTCATCTTGAAAGCCAGTTTTCCATGTACGTCCGTAATACGGATATCCTCCATATCAGCGGAAAACAGATACGTGTTATCGACCAGATTCACTACCATCTCCACAGATCTTTAGATATACCCAATACCACTGACCTGTTGTACAAGTCATATCCCGCCTTGAACTCCCACGACTTACGTCGATACCCCGCAGACAGCACACAGCTGTAGCGCCCGGCATCCAGTCCCAACATCAAAGCATTGTCATGCACAACCGGCTGCCGGTAATCCACCACTACGGTACGGTCAAGCAGCGCATTGCGGGATATGATATCAGTCATTTCCACCCGCAGGTAAGGACGTTCAATAATTGTATCGAGATAATGCTTCTCCGAGAAATAGTCGGCCAGTATAGCCGTCGTATCCACTTCTGTGGGTACCTCACGTATAACTATTTCCGGTTCGGGAATGGCAGGTCGTATCGTGTCGTGCCTGATTACCGTTTCCGGAGTGTAAACAATACTCCGGTGAAGGGATCCCAGCCGGTAACCTGCCCAACCGGAAAGAAGCGCTATAACCGCACAAAGCAACATGCAACTAACGTTCCGTTTCATTGATTTTTCTTTTAAACTTATCCGTAACTGCCGTCCACAATATTCCCACCTGTTTGATCAGCGTATCTTTAGGTTTACCGTCAATAACCGCCAGATTCTCCAGTATACTTGTCACGTGCTCCACACAGAACCAGGTCATGACGAACACTTTGACAATGGAAAAGAACAGGGTAGCCAGCAGCATGATAAAGTTTTCTTCCGACCCTGTCTTGCTCTCCAGATAAAATGAGTGGGTAATATAAATGATGGTCAGCCATATACACAGCTTGATGATGCAGCGTGAAAAACGGAAGGATTCAAATCCTATGCCCTGGATCCTGCTTGCCCTGATGCCCGTCCACATCTCGGAAACAATGGCGATCAGCATGGCCATTGCCAGCAGCGGGGTAATGCCTATCCATTCGCTGACTACCGCAGTGATTGCGCTGAAGGAGATAGCCGGCAGTTGCAGGTTGTACTTGAAACTGGGTGCCACCGAAAGAAAGAATTCCTTTATGGAATCATATCCATAGGTACCGACGAACTTGGTGATGAAACGTATCATATCTTTTTTTGTCACAAAGGTATAATCCTTGTATCCGCTTTCATAGGACAAAAAAAGCCCCTCCGTGGTCAAAGGAACGGAAAAACAAATATGCAGTACCACTTCGGGTCCCATTCCGTTTTGCGAGTATGCGAGCAAAACGGAATGGGTGCGCCCTGCACCCATTCCCTACAAAATTCCTTCATCGCTGAAGCTGTAATAAGTTTCTCCCGCTATTATAACATGATCCATCAGCCTAATATCAAATAACTCACCCGCCTTTTTCAATCTCTCCGTTATGTTTTTATCATCCCTGCTGGGTTGTCTGTTCCCGCTCGGATGATTATGCACTACGACAAATTGCGTTGCGGATGCTTCCACCAATATACGCATGATTAGCCTTACATCTGCCGCCGTCTGACTTATGCCGCCAACCGACACCCGCACTTTCTTTATCACCCTTGAAGCGTTATTCAAGGCTATCACCCAAAGTTCCTCATTCGGCAAGTCCCACAGAAAAGGATGCATCAGTGCATTAATATCCAGACTGCAACGAATGGCATTCTGCCCGTTATACCTGCTTTGTAATCGCTTATATAATTCAACGACAGCCATCGCCACTTTTCTACGCCCGGGTGTCAGTGAAGAGAGTAAACCGTTCAAATCATATTCTCCGCCTTGCTGTTCCGCATCGGTAACAAGTTCCTTGCTATTCGTTATCTCGTATATCAGTTCTCTATCGCTCATGTAACGACATGCACTATCAAATAAAGTTTCCATACATTCATATTTTATGAGAGACAGCCCGCCCGAAAGCGGGCTGTGTTTACTTGTTACTCATTGATTAGAAGCTGCTCCAACTCTTCGATTTTCGACTGGATTTTCTTTTTCATGAACCCGGTAAATTCCTCCAATAAAAATCGGTTGGAAATGGTAAATATATCATTGCCGCTGTACCCGGCCTCCGTAAATCGAAGCTTATAAAAAGCGGTCTCAAAGGTGTTTTCCTCCTTTAACTTATCCGCTGCCTCCTCCAATTTATCCATGGCATTGATAAATGCCGTACGGTTACGGGAAATCTCTTTCTTCCGTTCCAGCTCTGCCAAACATCTCTCCAGCTCTTTTGTCTTGCGGTCAATTTCCTCCTGCAACTTGGCCGCTTCATCCTTTTTGGCACTTTTCCCTTTACCTTTAGCGGGTGTATCGGTCTGCTTCTTCTCTTTCACGGGTTGTTTTGAGATTTCTTTTCCTGCCTTACCTGCTTCTTTCATTGTCTCTACTGCCTTTGTCAATTCTTCACCGATTGTTTTTACTTCTTTTTCCATGTTTGTAAATTTTAAAAAGTTAATAATTAATGATTTATATAATAGTGATTAATCTATTTCTCCAACTCATGCACCTGGCTTTCGGCAAAGAGATAGCATAAGGGAAAAAAGTCCTCTTTCGCTTCCTCTTCCTTGCCCTGCTTTTTCAACTCCTCAATGCGCTGCTTTTCCGCTTTTGAGGTGACGGGCATTCCCCATATAAGCAGTGCCTTTTCTCCCTTGCGGACGGTGTAGCCAGCATCTTTCCACTCCTTGAAAGTCTTTAGGTTGGTGTACCCCTTGCAGGCATAGTAAAACCGTAACAGACCGTTTACCGTGTCGTCCTCGTTACCCATGTATTCGCCCGTTTCCCTGCGGGCCACTAACGACTGCGACAATGTTTTTAATTGCTGCCTTTTCAAAATCCGTGCTTCACGTTCTTTCTTTTCGTCTCTTTCCTTTTTCATGATTCTATGTATCAAAATATTACGCCTCTATAATCACATAATCCTCCACCGTTTGAAAGTACGGGTCAGCCGTTGAAAGCAGTTCCCACTTTTTTCCGTTTGCATCCCGAAAAAGAATGCTCAACTCCCTAATCCCGTCAAACTTCTTCAATATTCTGTACCCCTTGAAATACTTGTTCAAGACCTCAATAGCTTGTTTGTAAGTGAATGTTTTCATAATGCTGCAATTTTTATGTTGAACCTTGAGCTTCCGGGTGTGAGCCTTTTCAAATTTGGCTGTTTCCCTGATTGGAGCTTTTTTTTTCTGCGTCGCCTGTCGCTACGCGGTATGTTTCGCCTTTTTTACGCTGCATCAAAAGGTGTTGTAAGGAACAGGAGCAAGTTTTTCAGAAAACCGTAGGCCGGAATACTACCCGAAGGGTGGAGATTTTTTCTGAAACGCCAGCCCGAACTTGAGCCAGCGACGTCAACATTTACCTTTGCAGCACAAAAAAGCGAAACTGCGTGGTGACAGGAGACAGAAATGAAGGGCGACAATCAGAAAAGGAAACAGCCTGAAACGCATAGTTGAAAACTATACCGCTCTACCGGTCCTACCTTAGAATGGACAAAGACCGGGGGGAACCTGCATGTGTGCAGACAAATACAGGAAAGCATTGCTTCCTACCGCTGAAACACGCAAAATCCGCACCGGGGAAACAGATTGGCCTGCCTATTTCTCCGGTGCGGATTTTGCGTCCGCCCACGTCTTGTTAACGAATGTTATAAGAAATGTACTTCTTTGATAATGAATACAGAACACCCCGCTTTCCATCCGAATGGAAACAGAAACGGAAGTTTCTGCCAACCGCGCCCTATCCGAAAACGCAAAAAGAAACGCAAGAAGTAAGGAAATATGACAAGGAGAGTGCCCCCTCGGGCAGTCCTGTGCCCGATAGCCTGTCCTGAAGTGCAATTATTCCTATTGCGGACGTTGCGAGTCCTGCCATAAGCATTGCGATTATGATTGCGGATGTATGTGTATGAGGTGAATCAGATACGTGCGTCCACGAATCCGTATGCCTGCCTGAGCAGGTGCCCGTACTTCGTCCAGACACGCTTGTCCACCGCATCACCGAAGTGGGTGGCTTCTTCCGGAAGGATGGACTGGTTGCGCTCGCTGCGCTTGTCCTTGGCAAACCGTCCTTCACGATCTTCGATGACACGCGTGTTGTTCATGGAGATGAGTGTATATTTGCATTTCGAGCCGTTGAAACGCTTCTTTGGGAACCGTTCGTCCTTCTCCGCCAGTATGGAGGCCCAGAGCAGGTACTTGTCATGCTGCGGCGGCTCCATACCCGCATGCGTGTGCTGTTCCACCGTCCAGCCGTGTTTCTCCAGGCGCTCAATGGCAAGCTCGTTATAGGATTTCTTATTGTTGGCGCGGCGTGCGTCCCCGTATCGGTCACGGTAATAATGCAGGTGTTTGTTGATGTGGTTACGGTAGTAGTGGCAGAATTTATCCATCAGCGCGTTCACCATGGTGTCATCCTCTTCATCACGCTTGACGAAGAACTCGTTGATATTGTTATCCACCGGTTCACGCGTCAACAGTTTCGTTACGAAGTCATAGTTGCGCTCCTGGGCGACTTCCAGGAACGAGGCGGCGGAACCCCAGTCAGGAGTCAGCTCTATCGGCTGGTTGGGATTGCAGTCCAGGTCACGACGGCTGTCATCGTTGGTGCCCAGCTGTTTCCAGTCGAAGTTGGTATCTTCGGCAAAGTCTCGTATATAGTCATCATTGGTAGCGTTGTAGTACACATGCCGTTCATCCAGCTGATAATAGCAGCTGTCAATCTTATCCACCATGTAGTTGAGGATCTCGATCATGAAGGAAAGCTTGTCCATCACCTTATACTGGTTCAGGATATAGTTCATACCCACATTGGCGATATTGTCGAAGATAGAACCGAGGATGAACAGCGTGCCGTCCCGCGAGACGAACGGCGTGATACTCTGACGGAGACGGACGGCCTCGTTCCAGATTTCCTTGAACAGTCCTGCATCACCGGCAATACGCGCGTCAATGAGCTGCATCTGTAACCGCACAATCTTGTTCCAAACATCGAACAACCGGATATCTCGTTCCTCTTCATAATATCCGGCAGGTTCAAGCAGCCACTTCTGTTCGGGGGTATAGGGCATGGAGGATAAGAAGGTATTTCCGTGATGCTTCAATACCGGATGCTCCGATTTGCGTCCGAAAATATGCTCATTACCGCGGTTGGTAGGCGCAGCTTCCTGGTCAAATTTTTCCTTATCGAGCGTCAACGCTTCGTCGGTGATGTTGTAGTCGGCATTCGGGCCACGACTGTTGCCGCCTTGAGTAAGGATATAGAGCATGTGCCCGTTGCTGAAGCTGATACCGTATTCATAAGACATGATGTGCTCGTAGGGCTTGTACCACCCCTCAATAGGGCTGCGGCAAACCACATAGTCACCGGTCTTGCTGACCGGGTCCCATTGCTTGTAACCGAGCATCTCCAGCATCTTGAACGCTGAAGGCAGGGTCTTGGTCAATGCCTGCCCGATGGTGGCCTGGGTGAGCGTAGTAATCCCTCGCGGCATGAGCCGGATATTGTCATCTATCACGGCGCCGGTAATGAATGATTTACCTGTTGCACGTGAATAGATGACATACCCGTTCCTGTACGGCATTACCAGGAATGCCGCCTGTGCCGGATTGACCTGTATGACCTCTTCCCATACGTTTTCGTCCATCGTACCGGAGTATCAATAGCGTGGGAAAACAATGTAGTTCACGCCCTCGGAAGAAGTCATACGAGGCATGGATTGTCCGGTGTCCGCAAGCAACTGCGGCACTTCATCCGGTTTGAACTTAGAGGATACGGTACAGACAATCTGCGTCTTGCTGACCGACACCATATCGATATGCTTGTGGTCAACCAGGTAAGAGATGAGTCGTTTGTTTGTCAGTTTCTTCATGATAATCTATTTATGAGTTCATTATTTCTTCTGCCTGTACATCGTCAATAGGCGTGTACATGGAATCCACAAGGACTTTCTGTTCTTCCTGGGAAAGATTGCGGATGGCATCCAGCGGGATATCCACTTTTTGCCCCATGCTGTTGATCTGAATATAGAACACGTTCTTCTCCATGCGTCGCGGGTCCTCGACGGAAGCCGGCTTCTCCCCAATCATCTGATGCAGCACTTTCTTTGCGTTGTTCCATTGCTTGAGATCACCTTTGAGCTTGCAATCACGGATAAGCTGAATCTGGTCTTTGATCATCCAGGCATACCAGAAGTCCCAGTCGAACTGGTGCTGTGTCTTGAACAGCTCTTTCGCCAGGGCGATATCCTTACGTACTTGTGTACGCGAGATACGGTATTTCGCCAGCATGATGTTGATGATATGGCTCTCATTGGGATAATCATCAAGCAAACGGGCTATCTGTAATACCCGGTTACACCGCACACGCAGATGTTCCGGCAACGGACTGTTCTCCGGGTCAATGATGTGCTGCTGTATAAGGTCGTAGGATTGTTCCTCCAGTGCGGCCTTGCTTTTGGATGCCGTCAGACGGTTGTTATTCATATTCAAGATACTGCTGTTGCGATTTGATGAACTTGACAAGTTCCTGCTGCGCCGGGTTGCTGCCATTGACGGCGGACTTGATGAGTGACTCCCGGAGTTCGACCATCTGGCGGAGATGCCCCCGGTAAAAGGCGGTCCGGACCTCGGTGCCCGGTGTGCGGAGTTCCGCGAGAAAGTCCGTCTCATCGGCACCGATATTGATGGCTATCAGCCCCGGAGGGATAAGGCGGTACGCCATCTTCTCTATCTCCTCACGTTGTTCCTGCGTCAAATTCATCATTCAGCATTTTAAAGTCAAAATCAAAAATATCACTGCCGGTATGGATGATTCCGCGTTCCAGTTTCGGGTTGTGCGTGGCGTTCTGGCTGCCCACTACGGTAATCTTCCAATTCTCGTTATACAGCAGCGCCACCTTCGCATGCAGCGCGAGGCAACGGTAACAGTCCGGGAATGTGGTCACCAGATAATCGAACGGCTTGGGTGAGATGCTGCGTACCCGGTTGTCGATCAGGAACCGTACCGATAGCAACTCACCGGTCTCAACCTTACGATGAAGGGCGTTGATACTGTCCATAGAGATGGAATAGGTTGTCAGGAACAGATTTGCCGGCCCCGTCTGTCTGAGAATATAGAAAATCAACTGGATCAGGTTGAACGCCCCTGAAGAGTAGAAATGCTTGTCCCTGCCGGGTACCAGCACCCCCATGGCGTCCGGATGCAGCAGCTTCTCCGCAGCCAGGTCGTGGCCGGAGACTGCCGCATCCGTTCGGCGGATGTAGCCTGTCGGGTATCGGTCTCCCTGCATAGGACTTACTGCATCATCCGCCGGCATCATCTTATTCTCAATCTCGCTGCAACAGACCAGCATAACCTAAGCTATTGCAGTTCTGCCAAACGATATTCTATCCTTTCCACCAGTGCTTCCTGGGCAGCCACCTTTTTCTCGTATTTCACTCGTTTGGGGCAGTCGGGAAGCGGGTTTTCCTTGCCGTCCTTGGGTTTATTCTCCGAGGAATACAGCAGCATGTTCCTTGCCTTGGTAATCTTGCTTTTGGCATTGGATTTTGCCTTTTTCAATTCTTCGACGGAAAGGGAACCGATGTCGGTCTCATCCTCTTCCTTTTCCGGATTTTCTTCGGAGGCATCCGTTTTTTTGTAGAGTTCGTCCAGCTGCTCATCAGTCGGCAACTCCTTTTTCCGCTCATATTGCTGTTTGATGGCAGCCAGCAATGTCATGCGGTTGGAAAGGAAGGCTATACGGGTAACAATATCCTTGCGCTGTGCACATACAGCCGCCGTATTGGTCTCACCCTGTTCGGAGAGTAACCGGTGCAGCCGTGAACGTTCATTATAGCAATCCCGGAAATCATAGATAATTTTGGCAATAACAGGCGGATAAGCGGGCTGTTCATCCGTTTCACGTGCCAGTTCCCTCTCCGCAATGGTAACGATGGCTGCCGCCGTTTCTTCGGGAACCGTCTCGGAACGCCCGTCATTCCCCGGCATTGCATCATCCGCCAAGTCCACGTCCTCAAAGCGCGGATCATCCGGATGATACCATACCTTGATCATCTGCCGGATCTCGTATTCCAGCTTCTCGCGGGTATGCGGCTTTTCGCCCTGGCGTGCCAGACGTGCGGCGACAAACCCCTTATATCCGGAACGGGTCAGGATATTCACACCGGTGCTGTAGTCACGTTTCTGCGAGTTCAGCCACTTGATGCCGTCCCTGCGCGCCTCGATGTAGTTCTGTGTAGTCTTTGACATTGTACGTTGTTTTTTGATGATACGCAAAGCTATTGCGATTTTCGTTGCCGGAATAGGACAAAACAGCATGCCCGTCTCTCTTTGGCAGAGGCGGGCACGGAAAACAATTCAATGAGAAAACAGAGGATTATTTATTTAAAGCCTCTTTTACAGTAAGAAGATCCTCCATATCACCTTCATACACGCATTTGCGCGGCGCGGTAAAGGTGTAGTGGAGGGTGTTCTGGTTACGGGCTGTGGAACTTGCCCCGGTTGTGGCACCGTCACCAGACGTACGGAGCGCTCCACGCCGTTTGTCACCCATCAGGTAGTTCGTGCCGTTGTTGTCGGTCACGATAAAGAACATCTTGCGCCCTTTGGTCGCGTTCTCAAAGCCGAATATCTTCTTCCGCATCTTGGCCGAAATGATATTCAGGTCATACAGATACGATTCCCCGCCGCTTTCTCCCTGGTCGGTAATCTTGAATTCGGCCAGCTCGTCGGTGAAATCCATCCTGTATGCACGGCACCCCTCCTTCATGACAAGATCACCTTTCAGCGTTCCGGCCTCTTCAAGGGAAAGCGGGGATTCCGTCTTTTTCGGGTAGTCCGGCCATGTGGCCACATCCGCATGATAACCGAAGATGACGGACGGTATGATACCGCCCATGTTGTCCTGGTTCTCGCAGTCCATTGCCTCGTTGATGTCATCAAGAGCAATACATAATTTAGGGTCTACTTCTGCCATAGTCGTAGGGTTTATTCGGATTTAACAACATAGGTGCCCGTCACCTTCTCCACTTTGCCTGCAGCGGGCGTCTTCTTCTGCACGGCAGGAGTGGTGTATCCGGCAGCTTCCAGAAATTCGACGGTATATTCCTTTCCACCGGGAACTGCCACATATGTACCGGACTCACGCCAGGCTTCCTCGCCCTGGATGCGCCATTTACCGCCGTTGTTGACCGCTTCATCCGGCGTAATGGTCACCTCGATGTATCCGAACGGATTGGTCCCTTCCGGATCTACCGGACGGTCGTTGACGCAGAACTCGGACTTGTGCACAGACACGAATTGGAAGCCGATCACATACTTTCCCGCAGCGTCGAACGTATAGGGATTGCCGGACATGAACGGCTTGATGGACTTGAAGTCGCTCTCCTTGTCAAAGCCGTAGCATACGTTCTCCTTGGTGGTCAGCATGACGAACTGGCTACCATCGGGAAGGTTCGGAATACGCACCAGCTCACAACGGTTGTTTGAACCCAGAAGATGCTGCGTATCGGAAGTGTCTTCCTTAAGTCCGATAACGATCGTGCCCTCATCTTTGCGCCAGTCATCGTACATGTCACCAATATCATCGCTGATGAACATCTTGATGTTCTTTTTGCGTTTGAAAGTACGCGGCATGTGGCGCCACATCTCCAGCAGCTTCTCTCCGATATTGGCACGTGACAGTTCCCCCGTAGTATAAACGTTGCCCTCGGCACTGGAGATGTCTCCGACAGCTTCGCCTTCAGTGATAATGGTACCGATACCGTCGAAAGAGTCCTGAATGTCCGTCTTTTCTTCATCCGCACTGTATTTTGCCGTGAAGATGGCAAACAGCAGGTCATTGGATGCCAGTTCGTGCCCGTGGTTGATCAGCCACAGCTCGAACGGGTGTTCCTTGCGGAGTGTACCGGGAACCTCGGCGATGTAGGTACGTCGGTAACGTTCCGGCTCGTCGGACATCTCCATTACAACGGGACGCACTACCAGACGCCGGGGAACAATCTTGCCCAGATACTTTCCGGCAGTGAACTTTCCGGTGTACTTGCCGGAGATGCTTCCACCCTCCACCTTGCCCAGTTCAAGGGAGTCGGTAATGCCCGGTACCGGAGTGAAATGTCTCAACACCTCCGAGGCGTCGAGCTTGTCGACCGCCTTCAGGATGTCCTTGTGCTTTTTTACCGCGGTCAGAACGGCGGTAATGTCAATAGGTGCTTTAAAATCCATAAATAGAATGGTTTAGATGTTATTCATTTTCGAAACTGTTGATCGGATCTGTGGCGATGTCCGCAAACTTGTTGTCTTCGTTCGCTTCCTGGTGGGCGGATGTACCTGTTCCGGGAATCTGAGCCACAATGTCACGGATGACCTGTACCTTGGCCTTATTGTCGGCGGCATTCTTAATGCTGTCACTCAGGCTGTCAAGGTCATTCACGACTGCCGTCAGACTGTTTTCGGCGGTCTCCTTGGCAGTGTTGGCGACAGCCAGGTCATTCTCCGCTTTGGCTTTCGCTTCGTTGGCGGCCTTGACGGCGTCATTGATGGCCTGCAGATTCTCTACGGTAAGCAACATCTTGCCGTCTTTTTCCTCAATGCCTTCGCAGTTGAGGATCTGGTTGATGAAAGTAAATTCTTTACGCATAACTGTATTTGAAGAATTAGAAATGTCAGTCTTGTTGCCGGTAGGGAACAGCCCTTTGATACCGTCGATAATCTGGGAGACCAAGTTTTTGTCACGGCCTTCCGGTCCCGGTTTCTCCTCCGAATCGATAGTCGGCAACGGTATACCAAGCGCGGTGAAGCAGTCGGTCATTTCATTGGTCACCTGCGGCTTTTTATGGGTACCGGGAATAATCCTGTCTATGAATCCCCATTCCTTGGCTTCGGCGGCAGGCATCCAGCGTTCCTCTTCCATCAGGGTGATAATCTCCTTCAGGCTTTTGCCGCTACGGTTGATGTACTTCTGTGCAATCATCAGGTCAATGGCTTCCGCGCTCTTCTTCTTGTTCTGCAGTTCCTTGATGGTATCCTCCAACTGGTCCGCATTGAGCTGGCCCCAGAGGTCCACTCCCAGACTGCATTTATGCGCCAGCCACATGCCGTCCTCGTGCATCTCGATGGACTTGGCGCCAAACGCCAATATGGTGGCCGCCGAAGCGTTGAAACTGATGAACTCCACCGTCACATTGCCGTGCTCGGCCATCAAGGCGGACATGGCGACCGCTTCGGCCACATCACCGCCATAACTGGAAACTTTCAAGCGTACGGGCTGGCCTTTGGCCTTGTCAAGGAAGTATTTCAGATAGTTTTTGTTGTACCAGTAACGGTCAATCACTCCGAATAATGTGATAACTGTCTCGTTCATAAAACTTATTTTTGCGCAAAGAAAAACGCAAAAAAAGCGGTACCCAAGGACACAGGGTACCGCCGAATGGAAGATAATAATGTGATTCAAAGCCTGTTATGTACAATCGGCAGGACTCATGCGGCTATATTTCTTCTATATTCTCAATGAAGATGGTGGGTTCATCCTGGATACAGGTGAACGTGAAAGACGTGCCGTTCCGCTCTGAAACCGAACGTCCGCTTGTCTTGTTCGTGGCGAACAGCATGAGCGCGTCTTCCTGTCCGCACCAGTGCACCTGTCCGTTACCGTCCACTGCCAATACATACCACAAGCCACGCTCCAGCGTCTCCATCAGCTGATGGTTCGCCGGGGAAAGTTTCGGAATCACCCCTTCAATGGAAATGTTCCAGCAGTCCCCCGCGTCATTCACCTCCTTGTCTTCATTATAGGAATAGGTGTCATTGGCATATACCGGTATGGAGACAATATCCTCCCGGTTACGGAGTTCCAGATAGTTCAGGCCGGCATTGTAATCCTTGCGGATCCGCAGAAACGAGGTCGGGGGAACGGCAACCACCTGTAACAGTCCTCCGATGTTTTCAAAATCATAATCCATTGTTTTCATAAGTCATCTTTCCCTGCTGGGAAATTGTCCCAAACTCGGACAACTTCCCCAATATTATACGGTTAATAAAATCAAAAATAGTAGTATTCTCCACTGTCTTCCGATATCCGTGCCGGTTATACTCCCTGCGGATGGTGTCATAAGACCAGGTGTCTTCCGTAAACCCGAACCTCGTCTGGAAATTGCGGATGGCGGCTGATAGCGGAAGCCCCATACTCACGTGCGTATCGAGATAGAGAAACAATATCTGTTTGATCCGCCGTTCAATCTTGGTACCGAACGCCACCACTTCGGTATTCGACATCGCCCATCCGTATCGGTAGAAGTCATCACGGCGTATCTCCACCGCCACATTGGCCGTGTAGCGGTAGAGATTGCGGTATTTGTTCTCGTAACGCCCGGATCTGGACAGTCTTGAGAGGAAATCGTTCTGCAGATCCTTATCCGCAGACAGGTTGACTATCTCAGTCCAAGTGTCATCCGGAGCATTGAAGTTGTGCAAAAGGAACTGCCTGACGTACGGTTTGCAAGGCAGCCAGCAGACAAATCGGTCTTTCTTTATCATTTAAAGTGTTGATTTTTACACAAATATACAAAATACTGGTAATATAGCCAAGCCCTTGCACGAATATAGCGTAAAAATCGTGCGACAGTACTTTTGTACATGGTTTATCTTTTATATTATTGAATGTCAGATTATTATAATCGTACAAAAAGCGTACAAAACCGTACTAATTCTTTCGTTTGCGTACTTTTTGCCGTTTTTTGAAGAAAAGTACAATTCGTGCGCTATTCGTGCATGATTCGTGCGTAATTTGTGCGCTTATAAATGTTTGTATATCAGATTGATATAGTCTTAATTCCGCATATCCGTACGAATGCACGATTTTTTCTCTGTTTTTTAAGGTAGTCCAATTTTAAAAAGAAGAATAAAAAAAGAATAATATACCCCCTCCGGAAATTCCCATGTCTGCCATCGCTTTCATGCACGTTTGTCCGAATCGTTATTATGACAGGTTGGGGGGAGGGGGGAAGGGGCAGCAGAAAAAAACTGCATCCGACTGTATTCACGCACAGCCGGATGCAGGCAAATACCCAATATGCACTTTCAAGAATACTCCGCATTGTGTTTTCCAGGAATGGCATTACGGGAAATCTTCCGGATAGAACACTTTGCAGATGAATTCATATTCACGGGGAATGGAACGGACCCCTACAGCCACACACAAGCCCCGTGCCGCCATTTCATACAAGCGTTGGTTGGTGAGTACGGCTCCACGGAAATTGTAGCTGCTGCAGAAAACGAAATAGGCCGTCGCCAGGTCTATGTTGTAGATGTCGTTCGATATGATTTTCGCTGCATCTGAAGGGATGAGTGCGAAGCCGAGCCGTACCGCCAGGCGGCTCAACAGTCTCTTACGTTCAGCCGGTTCCGGAGAAACGACCACCAATATTTTGTGCTCTTTTTTTAGCATGATTGTTTGCGTAATTCGTTGAAAATATGTATCTTTACATCGTAATAAATTGGCATATCCTATCCCTTTCTCCATTTCGGGATGAAGCGGTTTCCGGAAGGTTTAAAGCCGCTTGTTCGCCGCACATACTCCATATCATCCGACAGTTCCAATTGTCCCGCATACTTGTCATAAGGCTGTTCCGCAATGAAAGTCTTCACGATGTCCAGGAACAGCTCCAGATCCTTTTCCCGGCAACGGTCTGAGATACGGAACCGGCAGCCTTCCGGCAGATCGACGCACATCAGGTACACCGCATCGTAGAACGCCATGAAACGTTCGGGCGCCATCTCGTAGAGTGGCATAAGTCTGGCCATGATATTGGAATGTGTCTCGCCCATTAGAATGCAAGTTTGTTGTCCGGATTGCCAACCGGCAGTTCATGCGGGTCCATCCCGGCTGCCTGTTCTCCGACAGTCTTTCCTATGGTGAAATATTCCACTCCTCCGGACTTGTCATCTATAACCGGTTTCCCGTCCTTGTCCAGGAAGAGAGGCAGACCGCTTTTGGCGTCATACTTGTGCGGATTGAATATCCAGCCTTTCCATTCGCAGTATTTTTTTATCTTGTCCTTGAAGGCGGTGGAAGTGATGTACTTGCGCTGCTGCGGATCATAGTTGCAGAAATTATCATAAATCTCCTTGCGTGGGGTACGGCGGCAGTGCTCCTCGCTGCTGAAGTATTCGTCCGCCCAGGATATGATGGTCTCGCCAATCTCCTGCCTTAGCTTACGCTGCTGCAGGCGTTCGCCCGGTGCCTGTACTACCCCGAATTTAAGATAGAGCTGTATGCAGTTGGCTAGCATGTTCCAGGTCAGGTTCCACTGGGTGAAGTCCCATTCGGAAAAGAACAGTACCCCGAAATCATCCATGGGCTTGTGCTTGTCATTATAAAAATCGGAGAAGGCTATCAACCATTGCCTGTCGGTATAGCTGGAGCCGGTACCGCGGATGGCATGGTTGGTGGGGATATATACTTTCGGCGATTTGGCGAACGGATAAGTGATACGTGCGCCACCCTTTTTGTTCACGGTCCAGTCTCCGGTGAGATTGGGGAACAGAAACTCGAAGTTGAAGTTCAGCATGACATCGTCAATGAACACCAGACGTGTCCGTTCGTCGATGTCATTCCAGATAAAGCTGTCATTGAAGATGTCCGTCCGTTTCCCGGATATATAGACTGTATCGACAACCTGGCGCATCAGTTCACCGACAAGTGACTTGCCACTGCGCCCATTGCTGTCACCGACTTCCGACTGCTTGCCGTCCATGCCGATAACGGCACGTGTCACGTTCGCGTCCTTGCATTCCATCAGCATGTAACCGATGGCGCACATCTTACTGAGCAAATGAAGATTATTCTCGTATAGTTCGCTTTCTTCAATCTCTTCGGGTTTCTTTCTCCAAGTGAAGTTGCTGGTATTGATAAGGAACTGGAGATAGTGGCATTTCCTGCCATCCGGAGAGAGCTCGTAGTCATACTGGCCATCTTTTTCCCTGAACACAATGAGAGGGCGGCCAAGGTATCTGGCATCGGTATTTTTCCGCTGTTCATCCCATATCTGGTGGGTGATGCTTTCATATCCCACTTCCTTGACCTCATGCTGGGTGATGTGCCAGCAACGGTCACGGAAATAGAAATATTGCTCGTCACGTGACGGGGAGATAAAATTTGGCCGGATGAAGGCGAGCCTTGACATCTGGAACGGTCCGACATATTGCGATCCTCCCTTGAGCAGCTGGTTGTTGACGAAACGGCTGCAGTTCTGTTCGGCAAAGGCGAACATGAAATCGCGTGCGTCCTCCACGTCAATCGTCCGGACTACCGGCGGCTCCAGATGGATATATGTCCACATCTTGGTGTCGAGCAGGCGGTAACGGCCGATACCCCGGTTCTGAAAAAAGGTCTTGGCGGCCACATAGTCGTACTCAAATACCGGTACCCTGTTACCGTTCGTTTCCTTGTAATCCTCATTCCAGAACTTCTCATCCTCATCATAGGGTAGGGCGGATACCAGCTTGCCGTCCTCGTCAAATTTCCAGGCATAGCGGCCAAAGATAAATTCCGGAAGTTCCTGCAGGACTTCCCGGTGTTGCTCGGCAAACTTCTCATGGCTATGGAGGTTCCATAATTCCCGCAGCTTCTGGTCATTCCATGTGGTGATTTTGAATACTTCCACATACTTTCCCATTCCGGATTTTTCATTGCAGGCAAATTCCAGGTCTTTGGCCAGTTCCTCTTCATGGCCGGCCAGCTTGTCGGCCAAGAGGTCGTCCAGTCCCTTGTCACCCTCATCGTTCTTGTTGATGTGGCCAATGAATATTTCCACCATGATGCCGCGGTTCTTCAGCATACGCATATATTCCTTGAAGTTGCGGGCAGCGGAAAAGAAATTGCGTGGCCGGAAATCAACTGGAGCATTGAACTTAATGTTACGGGATAGGTCATTCCAGTCCGAGTCAAAAATAAAAGCCACTTCCTTGACTCCGCAGACAGTGATTATCTTGACAAGATCCTCCGGCAACGCCCCTTTCTGTCCCAGGTTCTGGATACCGCTGACCGCTATGGAAGGGATACCGTGTTTGCATGCCTTTTCCGCTTTCTTTTCCCCCTCCTGGATGTAGAGCCTTGGAAACTGCTCTTTCCTCTTGTACATCTGCCTCATACGTTCCGGAATATAGATGGGAGTTCCGCTTTGTGCAGGGGATTTGTACTTGAACGGTTTCCCTTCCTTGTCCCGGTGTTCGTCCGGGAACTGCCAGCGGACGCGGTAATACACTTTGAGTTCCTGCTTGCCACGCCCCGGAAGCTTACGGGTATAAGTGACCGGCATTCCGTCCAGGTCGTAATATTCGATGATGACATCATCCCCGTCAACGATATTGCCGTATTCGTCAACGGTTCCCGGACGGAAAGTCTTTGCTTCAAAGATGCTCTGTGTATCTCCCTTCTTGAAGATATGCGCCGTTACGTCCTGATATGTCAGCCCGCTGTCGGCAAGCATACGGGCGCAGAATGTATTTACGTTTTCTCCCTTGGCCTCTTTGCTCCGTTTTTTCATTTTGGCGGCTTTGGGAGCCTTTTTCTCCGGCTTCGGATCGAGCAATACATTGAATTTGCGTGCCAGGTAATCGCATGCATCCAGGAACTGCATGTCTTCTGCCCTCTGCAGATAGTCCAGCGGTTCCTTGCCTTTTATGTCCGGGCAACTGAAGCATTTGAAAATCTGCTTGGCCGGAGAGATATGCAATTTCTCCGGCCCATGGCATTTAGGGCATTCGCATTTATATTCACTACCTCGTTTCCGAAGTTCGTGAAAGTCACCGATAACATCGAGGAGCCTGCCCTTAGAGGCTTCCTTGATTCGCTTTATATCGTCTTGAGTAAAGTACATAGTTCTGTATATTGCCGCTACGAATTACACTGTTTCCGGGTTCGGATGGTAGGACTTAAATCTTACCGAGAAACAGCAAATACGTATCGAGTTCATTTTTCAGTCGGGCATTCTCATTCCTGAGCTGCTCTATCGTGTTGTTCCGGCAGGAAACAGCCTGGTGCAGCCGGCTGATTTCCTGCGAGTAATCAATCTGTTTCTCACTCTTTTCCACCTTCTTCAGCAGTTTTTGCTTTACTTTACCTATTTCCTGCTCAAGATAGGCGTTCCGCTTTAACTGACTTCTGACTTGGGCCTCCATATGAATGGTGCGCTGCCGCTCCCTACGGTAATCCTTGAGCAGGTATTTGAATAAAGTTCCGATAGGGATATATGGTGTAAGATTTTCTTCCGTCATATGTTGTGGTGATTATCAAGAATGAGATTGGTGTGCCTTAAAACCATCGAGGAACATTTCGGCCATCACTATATTGATTCCGTGATGCTCCTTGAGGTTTTCCGGATTCCGTCCGGTCAATGTCATGCTCAAATTCTCCTTACCATAATCACGCTCCACATCGAAGTATAATTCCTGCTTTCTGTCATCATGGAAAGTAATCCGGCACCTTTCCACCAATCCTCCCAGTTCTGAAGAGTCCAGCCATAAGTCCGGCTTGTTATCTACCTTCAGATGGCAGTACCGATGTACTTTGCCACCTTTACGAATTAACTCCACTTCGACGATTGTCGCTACTTGATTAGTACGCAGGATGCGCACCTTCTGACCTTTCTTCATTGATATTTCTTTTTTATTCATTACTAAATTATTTTGAATTAATTTTCTTCAACGAAAGTGTTAGTCGTGTTTATCACACCAGCAGAATCAACACTCTTACCATCTCGGATAAACACTTTCTCTCTCATTAATTCTTCATAGTCATATCGTGACATTCCGATTACACACACACGACTATCAACGTACAATTTACATTTCATTAATTCAGTTCCTTCTACCGGACCGATAACATCTATTTGCATTGTTCTTTTGTTCATACTTTGGCTTCTTTATACTTAGTTTTGAGAGTTATTTCATTACATCCGCTAATCGGTGTCCTTACTTCTTTTCCATACCACGAACACCAATAATATGGCTGAAATAAATTGGGTGAATGTGTACAGTATTTGCACATTTCACATAGATGGATAATGCTCATTTCTATTTTGTTATATTATTTTTTAGTCTACAAAAACATGAATTAAAATCCCATCAGCATCTTTCATAATCTTACAAGGGCACGTACCTCCACGGTAATGTAAGCATGTTGTATTACACCCTTGAGTACATATCCGACCAATAACCGTATGTGGCACATCGTTATCTGTTAGTCCTCCTAATTCGTCATTATTGTTCATAACGAATATTTCACCTTTAATCTCAACTGCTAAATATTTCTCTTTCATATCTTGGTAGTTATTAGCATATTTCTACCGGTTCATCCGCTTCGACGATTGTCGCTACCTGATTGGTACGCAGGATGCGTACTTTTTGACCTTTTTTCATTGATATTTCTTTTTTATTGGTATTCATTTCATCTGGTTCTGATGCCAGTAAGAAATCATCTCACTTACATTACGAACCTTGATTTTCGCTTTGATATTCTCCCGATGGCGGTTCACTGTATAAGGTGATATGTGTAGTTCCGCTGCAATATCATCCGTCTGGCAATTGGAAGCGATGAGTCTGAAAACATCCATCTCACGGGCGGTTAGTGCCGTGTCAAGTTCCGGGCGACAAATCACTCCCTCATGCTCGCACTCACCTCGCAGTGGACACTTTACCTCCTCGAATACGAATTGTCCATCCTTATTGATGTCAAGGTTGTATTGGTCATACTCGCCGAAGTTGCAGCGGATGAAGCGGTGAACTACCCGGAATTCATAATGCCACCTATTCATTGTACTACTGGAGTAAAGTTGCATTAACCTGGCATGTGCTTTTGGGTATCTGTCCCTGATGACAGCAAGCATGTGCTCGATGGTCGGGCGGTTGTCTTCACAAAGCACAACTGCCGCATGCCCAAGTTCTTTAATCATCACATCACCTTCGGGGGTGTTGTAGAACTCGATGTTAGTTATCGGCATGAATTTCACAACGTGATGAGTTTGTAATATGTGCTTTCTCCATTTCGTGAACTTGAATTACGGCTTTGCGAATTAGTGCAGGATAAAATATACCTTGTACATCTACTTTGCAACCGTTTGTGAATTCAAAGTGTGCATAAATTTGTTCTGGCGTGTATTTCACATCACATGCTTTTAATTCTACTTTGAAAAACTCAAAATCTGCATAGGGATTACCACCGAAGGGTACTCTTTTAAATTCGTCCATAATTTGATTGGTTCTTAATTTTGTTGAATTATGAAAATGTTCTCATATAGTTCTCTTTCCAAAGGTTTGAAGGAGTCTTTTCTTAACTTGTCGTAGAATGTAATCAATGACATACCGCTTCTTCTTAGGAACTCATCACGGAGCCTCAGTTTCGTGCTTTTCTCCATCTGGTCGTAATGGTACTTGGGTACCATTTTTTGCTTTTTCTCTTCCATAATCTTAAATATTACGATTGTTATTATTATATTTATAACGCAAAGGTTTAAAATAATAGTCTAATATCAAAATATTAATCCTATTATTTTAATCTTACATTATTATTTAAATCTAGTATAAATAGTATAACATGTTTAATCCTGATAAAATAAGAAGATTATTTGAAGATAGAAAGATCAGTCAAGCACAGTTTTTGAAAGACACAAGTATATCTAAATCAAACTTATATGTTT